GTATCCTGTAACCGTGGGAGCGCCAGCCGTATAGGCCGTGTCTGTGGTCAGTTTGCCTTGGATTGCCGTGAAGGCGGTGTCATCCCCGAGGCGCGTCTGAATTGTCGTTCCAGATAACTTAAGGGCCGCAAAGCTCGCCGTGGCGGGGCCAAGTTGGAGGGAGGTGAACCCGGTTCCGGCGTTGTTTCTCAAATAATAAGTGCCATCCGCTGTCGAACCAAGACCCCCACGCCCAAGGAAGTTATGGAGGTTATTCGGGCCAGCGGTCATGTTCCCGGAGGACTGGAAATAGACCCCGAGAACGTTTCCTGTGAATTGGACGCTCTTGTCACTATTGATGGTGATTGCGTCTACAAGGGCATTTTGGGCCGTGCCGGCTGACCCGGGGGAGGCGACCTGAATGCGGATTTTTCCGCCAGCGCCAGTGCCCGTTCCCTGCGACCCTGTGATAATCAGGTCAGCACCAGTCGTGTTGCTCGTGCCCGCGACGACCGATTGCACGCTCAGCGTCTGCGGGACAGGCGCGGCGGCGTCGGCAGCGCCTAGCCGCAAATTGGCGGCCGCGCGGCGGGTTAGGATGGCATCAAACGATGTTCCTAAAAATATTCCGCCAACATTATTGTTCAAATAATATCCGCTAGTTGCATCGCCCGATGCCGATACATTATAATACGTTCCAGTTGCAGCGTTGAATGTAATGCTTCCAGATTTATCGACCTTAAACTTGCTTGTTCCACCAACCTGCAAATCCATCAATAACGAAGCCGCCGTCGATGCCGTGTCGGTGACGTTGAGCTTCAGGCCGCTGAACGTGACCGCGCCAGCGTTCCACGTCTGGGTCAGGTCGAAGAGCGGCTGCGATGTCGTGACGGTCGAGCCAGTCAGCACCGTGGAGCCGAGAAGGCCACCAGCGAACTGAAGGCCCGTCATTTTCACGGGGCCGACGCCAGTCGTTTGGACAACCGGCGTAACGTCAGTGGCAGCAAGATTAGAGGCGGAAGCCGTCAAACCCGAGATTGGCAAGTTCGCCATCTAAATCACTCCTGAAGCAAAAATGACGTGCCGTCCTCTTCCATGAGGAAGTCCGTCAGGCTGCCTTCCAAAAGAATACCATTCGCGCCGGGAGGACCGGGCGGAGCCGCGCCAAACCCCTGAAACGACAGGCCGTTGCCGATGCTTTCGCCGTTCTTGACGGAAAGCCCGGTCGTCTGCGTCAGGCCGGTTGGCGACGACAATCCAGCCATTAGATCGGTCCGTTGCTGCTTTGAAGGAACGTGCCGCGCACAGAGCCCGTGCTAGTCGTCGTTACGACGAGGCGCGCGTATTTCGGAGCAAACAGGAAATTCGACTGCTTCGTAGTCGTCGCCGCGACAACCGCCGCATCGGAACTATCCACCCACGACATAGACGCTATCGAGACGGGATACACGGGGTCATTCGGATCATCAAGAGTGGATTGAACCGAATAAGTCGAAGAACCGCTAACAACGCACTGGATGGAAATGTTGCTAGGGGCAAAATCATCGAATCGGACCCAAGAAGACGAACCGGTGTTGGTCATTCCCACAGTCACCGCACCCGCCGTCGCGGCTGATACAGTGACGCTCGTCACGGTCTTAAAATACGCAACGGTGGTGACCGTAAGACCAGCGCCGGGTCCGATAATGGTTTCAGAAATCACCTCGTCATTCGGGCCTGTTCCGGTAACGACGAACGTTTTGTTGCTTTCGTTACCACCACCCGACGTAATCGTCACCTGACGAGACGACGACCCGGTAAACGTTGCAACACCATTCGACGCGCCCGCACCACCAATCGTAAGCGCACCGGCTGCAAGAGGCGTCTGAGAAGCGCAGACCTGATTTCCAACTGCCGCTGTAATAGGTCCAACATTAATGGTTTTGGCTTGCATCGACGCACCTTTTTATTCAGCGTGCTAGTTTCGAATCATTATAACACGAAACTTAATTATTGTTGCAATGGCAAACGGGGGCACGAATGCCCCCGCTGTTCAAATCACTGAAAGCTTGGGAGGGAAAGCTATCAGTAATGAGAAGCCTTGCCACGGGGCGTACCCGACGAAGCCGCCGAAAAAACGCCACCACCAGACTTGCGGGGCTTACGGCCTTCCGCCGCTTCCGACATGACCTTGTTTTCGGCCTTGCCACCCTTTTTGAAGCCGTCCGTCTTTTCGTCGGCTTCCTTGAAAACCGAAGCCTTACCTTTATAAGCACCCATAACAGCCTCCAAAATTAGGCGTTCGCTGCCTGAACATAGCTGACGACGAGAGTGCCAGCGCCGGGAATCGTGTCCGGAGCGCCGGACTTGACGTAGATAATCACATCGTTCGCGCCGACATTGACCCAGAGGCCGGTCTTGGTGGCATCCGTCCCCGGAGTGAGCGACAGAAGACCAACGGCATTAGCATTCGTATCGGCAACCAACTCCGTAGCGGTGGCGGACGTACCGACGCTAACGGTGTAGGTCGTCGTCGCGCTCGACCACGCAGCCGTGACCAGAACATTGATCGAGACGATGGTGCTATAAGCGGGGATGACGATTGCCGTCGCGGCGGCGGTGGCCGACTGCACGATTGCAGCCTGCTGGCTCATTCGAGCAAAGCCGACATTCTTGACGGAACCGGCAGCAGTGCCAGTCGTGTCCAAAACGTTACCAGCCTTAAGGGGACCAGTAAAAGTAGACGTACCCATTTGCTATCTCCTGCACGAGTTAACCACGAAGTCTGTGCAGCGTCCGCTAGGCCGGTCTGCGTGGTCGGAAGCCTAGAAAAAAGGGCGGAATTTCTCCCGCCCTTTAATTTGACCATTAGGTCGGGAACGAACCGTAAATCGAGCGCCAGTTATAATAACCGAAGCTGTAACGTTCGTAACCCTTGACCAGAAGGTTGTCGGTGAAGAAGTCCACCTGCATATCCGTCTCGAACTTGGTGCGCTCCATATAAGAGAGACCGTCGATGTTCGTCAGAAGGAACCAAGCCTTGGCAGACGTCAGATAATCATTGACCATATAGCCTTCCGGAAGACCACCGGAAGTCATCATGATCGCATTGACGTCGTTATCGGCAGTGCCGGGACGCAGTTCCGTCTTCGTAAGACGAATCGCAACCGGTTCAAGCGCCGGGGGAACGACAAGACGACGACCACGAGCGAAGACCTTGAGGCCAGCCTGATCGCGGAAGTTCGTGCGAATGGAAATCATGCCATTCAGCAGCGTGCTTTCGTTCAGATCAACGTCAACGGTCGGACGGTTGGCAACCGTACCGCTATCGATCGGGTGATCGGTCGCGCAAAGGGACTTGCCGTCGCCACCAACCGAAGCGTTGTAGACCGTGGCGGTGTTCAGCACATTCGCGCCGTACAATTCCTTGGTCTGCTGAAACGACTCCATAAGGCCAAGGTTCGACGGGGCGAACTGGGTCTTATAGAGGTTGTCGTCAATCGCCTTGCGGGTGATCGCGTAACCAAGAGCGATTTCCGTGTGCTCCTGATTGTAGACGTAGCGTTCGCCAGCGCCGTTGTCGAAAGATGTCTGACCACCTTCCGTCTTAAGCTGGGCGAGGCCAAGGAAGCGCATCTCAGCGGTGCGTTCAAGCGCCATCTTCGAATTGTGCTTCGTGAAGATTTTGTCGTACTGCGACGGAATCTGCTCGTACTTGCCTTCGATGCCACGAAGACCGGGAAGGAGCAGATCCTTGATGGCGGAAAGATTAACGGCCATTGGTAAACGCTCCTATTAGATGCCGACCGGGCCAGCACCATTGGTGCGGGTAGTCGCGTTGTTGAAGGCAACGATGACATAGTTGCCATTCGACGCCGTGTCCGTGCCATTCGAACCCGGAGGATCGGTGACAAGACCAACGATCTTGAAGGGCAGCGTAGCCGTCACGTCCGGAGCAGTGATTGCCATATAGGAGATGCCGGTAGCCGTGTTACCACCATACGTGCCAACATCCGTACCGTCCGAAAGCTGGACGTTAGCAAAGATGTCTGCCTGCGTGATGTTGGTGTTGGACTTGGCCTGAACCAAGAACTTGGCGTTCGGATCGTTGATGATGTAAGCTTCGACATCACCACTGTTGTCCGAACCCGGCCAGAAGTTCGACCAAACCGTGCGCTTCTGCGAAACGGAAAGGTACTTGCAGCCAACGAACACACCAGCAATCTGGACGGTCGAAGCCGTAGCGCGCTGAATGTAGCCAGTGTTAACCGGAATGACGGCATCACCGAAGAAAATTCGAGTCGAGTAATCGGACTTGATCTTCACGACGACCTGTTCATAGGTCGGCGCGGAACCAGTGCCGCTGAACTGACGGAAACCGAAGGGCGCATACGTGTTCGCCATGACGGTTGCCTCCTTTTGCGAGAAGGTTCGTCATCGCGCACCGGGGCGACTTATGAACCGGAAAACATAAAAACTTTCCACACCGGGGGAAAGACAAAAAGTAGACTATCAGAAAAACCAATGGTTGTCAAGTAAGTTTCGAATACAATCGTCCGGCCAACGAATTAACGAAGGCCGGACGAGATATGCCCGAATTTATTTCTCGGGGACCATAATAGGCGAGTAGGACTTCTTGATGTCAGCTTTGCCACGATCCATCTGCCCTTCCGGGGTGGAGCTAAGCTGCGATTCGCGAATGCGAACCTGCTGACGAGCGCGACGAATTTCGATGTTTCGAGCCTCTTCCGTGATTTCGCTCGGTCGTTCCATCAAAACCATGCCTTTGCGCTCGATGACGTCATGGGTAGAATTACCCGGCATCATCTGGGGGTGACGCTTAGCCGGAACTGCTTCCCAACCTTCTCGCGCCAACTGGACCGCATAAGCCGGATCTTCCTGATTGAGAATGGAACGACGTTTCCACTCATAAGTCCACCCGTCCGGAATCATATCCTTCGAGATATAAAATTCGTCCGTGCCTTCATCCATGTCTCCCAGATGACCACGGATTTCTTCGGCGCGGCGAGCCGCACGCTCGGAAGGGCTTTCCTCGCGAACCGGGGGACGAATTTCCGCACGACTAACTTCCGGCGAATTAGACTTAATCGGGGTCTTTTTAACGGGTTCCATAACTACTCTCCCTTAGTATGAAGTTGTTCACGAAGAAGATACCCTTCGTAGGGCCAAATTTTTCGAAAGGCGTTTTCATATGCATAAAAGCGCCCAACGTCTGGATTGAAATTCTTGAAAGAAGCGGGGGTGCTAGTTCCAACAAATCGAAATCCATTTTTCATAACAATGATGCAAATAGTAGTGGTTTCGTCCACCACATATCACACCATGTCGATTTTATCTTGGATGCTTTCTTCCGTAACTCGCGGATGAATGCTGTTTTCCAAGATATCTTTTACTTTATCGGAAGTGATGGAAGGCTTAATCATCCCATCTTACCCTCTTTTTGAAGGGCGATCTTATTCACCGCATACTCTTTGTCCGTCATGTTCATCATCTTCGCCATTTCTCGTTCGGCAGCAGACAGACGAACAACGTTAGGACGAGCGGCATTACCACCGGGAGAACGGGAAACCGGAGCAGCAGCAGGGGCAGATCGGCGCTGAGTGGGAGAAGCAGCCGAAGACAACGCCGAATCATCGGGGGAATCTTCATGACGGGAACGATTGATCCCCAAGATGTTTTCAACGGCTTCAAAATACTCGTTGGTGTCCGGAACGGCTCCATCCGCGGTAACGAGATTATGAGCAGCCACCACTTTCTGGAACAGTCGCGGATTGCGAATGAACTCAGGGTTCTGGTCCGCCCACGCCGCCGATCGAGCCGACACCCTCGATTTGAACAAATCCAGAGGATCGGAGAACGAAGGAGCTTCGCGCTTGGCCTGAGCTTGCGTCTGCATCACATCGCGGCCATTCTCAAGCTGAACCAACTTGGCGGCGTTGATAGACATAGATTCCTGAATTTCAGCAACCCTGTCATGGTCACCCGAAGCCAATGCTACCCGCATGTTGGACTTCAAGATGTCGTTTTCAGTTCTAACCATGGAAATGGCGTTATCAATGAGACGAAGATTAGTATCCTCGACTTCAATGTTAGCCTTATTAGCGCGGGCGGCTTCTGCATTGGCGGAATCCTGTGCCGCTTTAGCCCGGCCTTCGGCTTCGTTAAGCTTGCGACGAAGTTCCGCAATAGCAGCAGACGGGTCTTTAACGTCTGGGTCTTCCTTTTTGATTACCTTTTCAGGTTCGTCTTCAATTTGGATTTCCGGTTCGTTTGACTTGATCTCGTCTTCGAGTTCAAGCTCCAGATCGGGTTCGTTCTTGTCGTTAGCCATAATCATTCCCTCCTTAGTACACCAAATCCGGGTGCGTCACTCGTCCACGAACCTGAACATCTTGAAGGATGCGGCACAGGACGTTGTTAACGGTGATGGGCCAACCATCCGAAGGGCGAAACACCACCCAATCCTTTTCTTCAAAGGACTCGTTCTGGAACCATTCACCGTTGGGGTCATCGAAGGCAGTCGGACCCTTCTTGACGATAAGACCAACTTTCGACTGGTGTCGATCTTCGTCGATGGTTTTGTCGGCAAAATAAATGCCACTTTTGGTCTTGGTAGGGCGAATATACACCGCGACCAACACCTGATTATTAAAAATTTCAAGACCACTGATGTCGCCAATTTCGGACAAAAGCTTGGCAATCGGATCAACATCGTGCAACATAGGAACGTGCGGCATGGATTTTCCCTCTTAATATGCGCGTTCAGCGATATTTTCAGCTTCAGTCAACAAGTCCAATGTGGCTCGTAGACCTTCGATATAACCAATCTTACGCCTATACTCCACCAAGTCCAAATTGGAATGGGGAGAAATAATTATGAGCGTAATTCGGTCAATTTCTTGCACAATAAGCTTGCGCAACGAATCGTGCATGTATTGTTGTTTAGTTAACATTTCCGCACCCTCTCTGCGGCCCTCTTCTGTTAGTAACGGAGCGGGATGATGAAGAGGGTTCACCACCCCGCCCCTTAATCCTGTAGATAATCGCGCAAACCTACAGGATTATTCTAATCAGCGCTTATTCTTCTGAATTTCCGTCTTTTCAAGACGTCCTTCACCCGAACCCGCACCAGCGTCCATGTCCTTATAGGACTTGTAAACGCGACCACCAGTCTTACGCGGCGACGGCAGACCACCGGGACCGGGCGGGATGCCAATCGGGGGCATCGGCATGCCACCGGGAGCACCACCACCCATCGGGGGCATCGGCATGCCACCGGGAGTGGGCGGGAGCGGAGCCGGGAGACCACCAAGCGGACGACCACCGGGGGCTTGACCGTCAGTCGGCTTGGACGCAATCACAATGTTGATGTTGGTGCGAGCTTTACCAGCCGAACCACCAGACTTGCGGCCCATGCGGGGAGCGCCCATTCCCATACCAACCGGAGCCGACGAGAAACCACCGGGGCCAATAGCCGGAGCCATACCACCCATAGGTTGCTGTCCAATGGACGAAGCCATGCCACCACCCATTGCGGGGGCAATCATAGAGCCATCGCCCATAGCGCCACCATAAAACTTGCCGGTGCGACCACCTTCCTTCTTGTTGATACCCTTAAGGGTTTCCGCAAGACGAGCACGCTGACCAAGCTTGCCACCCGACTTCATTCCGGGAATCACAGGCTTACCAGCCTTGGTGCCAGTCGGAACGGTTTCACCACCGTCCGCATAATGACCGGCCTTGCCACGAGACGGCTTAGAAGCAGCCTCTTCCTTGCACTCAATGGCTTTCTGAGCCTTGGTGGAAACCGCCGCCTTGCCACCCGGCATCGACTGCGGGCCAAGATTGACTTTGCCGCCGGACTTGCGTGGCATGTTCATAATGCGGCGGGCTTCGTCTTCACCCATTCCTAAATAATCGCCATCAAGCGACTTGGGACGGTTGGGCGGAGTGGTGTCGCTGGTGGGCGTCGTCGGCGTCTTGACGTAACCACTCTCGATGCGCTTGCGCATATCTTCGGGGACCAACTCATTCAGGTCCATGCCCTTGGAGCCACCATACTTCTTACCGGTACGGCCACCCTTTTTCATTCCGCCAACATGAGTTTCGCCTTCGCGCTCTTCGTTAGCATCTTTAATATTGCGATTCATCTTGGCGACGGCGATAGTCTTGGCCGACGAACGCGGGGCGCGATCCGAACGCTGATCCGAATCATCACCTTCAACCTTGCCGCCCGACTTATACGCGCGGCGCGAAACGGGACGAAGACCGGTCTTAACGTCGGCGTTAAGCGGTTCGGCGGGCGTCCAATCGGACGAATCCACCTTCTGATTAGCTTCACCAGCGAGTCGGCGGGCCTTCGACTTTAGAGCGTCTCGCCCCTTTTTGGCCATTTCATACATTCGGCTACTCCATGGAATATGTCGGGCGTCCCCGAACCGCTGAAAAGTGTTACGGCTTCGCGCGGTTACGAGCCGAACATTTAGACGTTAACACAAGAGCGCGTTTCACGGAAGGTGTTTCAGACAGTTGGTTGGTTTTTATAATATTCTTTTCTTTTTTAAATTTTTATTGTCGTTAGGAGTAGTACTACCGGTGGCAACAGGGACGTCGGAGACGGGACGACTACCTTCATTGGACGGCCTTGGGTTATCAACCAACTCTCCGGAATCCTCCGGAATATATGCCGGAATGCTTCGACCAATCATCTTGGCCGCTTGAGCACGATGATTACCGTCTATGATGCTTTTTCCGGGTCCCATGACGATTGGAGCGGGTTCGTGACCATGCTTCATCATACCAGCGAGCCTATTCACCCACCCTTCGTCGATATCCATAACCCTTCCGAAGGGTTCTTTGTCATAGTAGACGTCATCGTCCATGCTCGGAATGTTTTCCGGAGCCACATGAGATAGCACCCAATTGGTTCTATTAACCCAATCAGTCATCTTTGGGTTATCGATGGGTTCCGGATGAAGGTTTTTGAAGTGTTTCAGAACATGCTCGCCGTCAAATTTTGATTTCTCGGCAACTTCTCCACCGTCCGCAAACATTGGAAGACCCTGCTTAACCTTCTCGCGCATCATCGGAGTAATTTCTAGGGATTGCATCGGAACAGTGCGCTCTCCGACCGGCATATCAATCGTGCTGATCCGCGCCTCCGGGTCCAGCCCCTTGGCGAGCTTCTGCAACTGGTTGGGGACAATCTTGTCGTAGTAGCCCTTCATGCCCTCGCCACCGGTCTGAAGGTCGAGACCGGAAATAGTGCCGACACCGCTATCATCAATTCCATGCTTGCCGATAATTTTTTCGGCGACATCTCTACCCAGAGCCTCTGATAGTTTGTCCGGGTGAACATTCTCCATAACGGCATTTGATAGCAAGCTATCTCCCTTATACGGAGCAAACGAAACTGTTCCGTCTGGATTATGTCGATATGTTATTTTGTCAATTTGCTTGCTCAGATCATACCGCGCCGCTTGCTCAGCCCCCGGCGTCCAAGCAAGGACGTCATGACCACCGCGAACCGCTTCGACCAGAGCACGCTTCAACGCAAGATCGGTCCATTTAGGCGTTGACTCGACAAAAGGAGCGGCGGGAACAACGTCCGGCTTACTTGGTCCACTAAAATAAAGATCGGATTGCCTTCTTGATGCAGCATCAAGTTCTGGGACAACTCTTCTCGCTTCTTCGTATGTGAAATTAATTCTCCCAAGCCGCTGTGAGGCCAGCCGCATCAAATTGGCTGACTCTTGTTCGGCTGCTTTTAGAGCATCAGCGTGAGCAAGATATGCTTTATGAGCATCTGATCCGACGAATCCCCGCTCACGCCCAGCTTGACCCCAGTCGCTTTGGATTTCATCAAGATGCAGAACCCTGCGGCCCTGCGGATCGACGCGGTCAGCCATGCGAAGATGCGCGAGGACGTTTGGATCGTCCCAATGGCCGGATTGATATGTAGGCGCAGATTCGCCGCGCGCAAATGCACCCTGACGATCAGGAACTGGCTGCTTCAACAGCAGTTCACGGTAGTTTTCACCTCCTGGGAGCGTGTATTGTTCGTATTTATTTGTAACTCCGCTTTTTGAAATCCCCCATCCGGGGACATTGTCTCGCATATTATCTTCAGCCTGCTTAAACTCGCGAGCAGCTTGTTCGTAATTTGGATCACCGTACTTTGTTTGCCAAAATTTATTTTTAGCATCTTCATAATTTTTAAGATATTTTTCTTGAATTTCTTTTGGTGGGAATTTATGAATCTCGCCCAGCGCCCGTTCCTCCAGCGGCACGGCGTTCTTCTTCAGGAAGTCAGCAGCCTCGTCGCGGGTGATCTGCTTCTTGTCTTTCGCCCATTCGTCGAAGCCAGTCCACTTCAATTCATCCGGCTTGACCCCTTGCTTCAACAACATGGCGCTCATCTGCGAGCCGTAGAACGACGCCTGGTTTTCAAGCAGCGCGCGCAGGATCTGCACGGAGATGTTGCGCGGCAGCAGGTCGGCGAGAATGTCGCCCTGCTCCGGCTCGTAATCATACGAGGCCGCGGCGCCCGCCGCGACATCGGCGAAGCCGCCGCGCACGAACAGGCGCTGCGCCTTGCCCGCGCCCTGCGACACCTCGACAAGGCCGGGTTTCAGCGTCGACATGACCGGCGCGTGGTCCTTGAGCACGGTGAACGCGCCCTCGGCCCCGGGCACGACCACGGACTCCACCTCGCCGGAGAACAACAGCTTCTCGGGAGAGACGAGTTCAAAGTGGAAAGCGGCCATATCTAACCCCTACTCTTTTTGTCCTAGGCCAAAAATTGACCGATATAGAAGGTAAATTGTATATGGTCCATTTGTATGGTCGCGCAATGTAACCAAGATATCGCGATAAAGCTCTGGTTGAATTTTTGGAGCACACTCCTCAAAAAACATACCAAGCTCGTCTTCGGTCATTTCACGACCTATAAATTTTTCGCGTTTAAACGCGGCATCTTCAAAATAATAGTAATGCGCGATTCGCAGCCCCGCTTGAAATGCAAAAACCTCATCGCAAAATCCAAAAAACGATGCATATTCTGGATTTTTGATCTTCACTCCATCGGGGAAGAGCTGCCTAGACGCTTCACCTAGGCTGATTGTCTCCAGCCATTTCGCTGCTGGACCAACATTTATAATGGGTTGCGCGCGTCTCAAACTAAAACACAACGCCGCAGCCATCTTATAGCCACTAGGCAAAGACCCATATGAGGGTAAGGCATTTTGGAAATTGTTATAAAGCGAATGATACCTAATAAAAGCATATTTTCCGCTTCTATTAAGATCAAGGTCGATCTTGGCGCTATGCTGATCTGCAACATCCTCCGCTGTTGATTTGAGAAATTCCAAGAACTTCTCTTGATCTAACAGCGCGTCTTTTATGTTAGAACGATAAAACTCGTACATTAGCGCACAGCAAATCCATACTTGAAGCCTTTGCGTAGAGCCTCATTGGAGAGTTTCTTGCGCTGTTCTGGCAACCCATTCTCTGAGAGCACTAAGCTCTCAGAAATGATTTCATCGTGGTATTTTTTCCACGCTTTCTCATCATCCTGCTGACGCAGGTCCGATTGGGTTTTGGGGTCTTTTGCCACGAATCACCTCACAGACGGAGGATAGATGAAATGCAAGAAAATTTTAAAGTCCGTTAATAATCGGCTCAATCAGCGGCTGAACGAGTGGAGCACTTTGTGGGTGAACCGCCAACCTTTCGGCAACGTCGGTCAACTGCATGCGTTCGCGGGATTCGCGGTCTAATTGCTTATGTCGCAACTCTTCCTTGGCCAAATTGAACTCGCCTTCACTCTTCTGAATGGTGACGTTGTTCTTTTCGGCATCGGACTGAGCTTTCGACATATCCAACTGAACTTTGGCTTCCGCAACCCTTGCTCGGGTCTGGGCATCCATCACAGTGGCGTCGGCGCGCTTGGTGTCGTTCTGCGCCTTTACCTGTTCCTTAATGAGTTCAGGCGGAGTAGCTCCCTGCGCTTCCGGGGGAGCCATAAACTGTTCAGGGTTGCTCCAACCGATAGCTTTGAGCGATGCAATGTCGATCGCAATCGGATCATACAGCGACGGGTTCGACGCTTGCATCTGCTTTAGCGCCATAACTTTCATCAAGCGCTGGGTATGCGACGCAGTGTTGGGATCAGCTTGCGGGACCAGATCGACGTCATCAATCGCGGTGACGAAGCTCTTTTCATCCCAAGGATAAGACGGCTTGCGAAGTCGCTGCCAGAAACTTTCGGGGTTTTCACGGAAGCAACGAACCAAAAGCTGAAATTCCAACGCTTGCGCGGCGTGCATGCGCTTGTGAACAGAATTAAGCACCTTGGTGGCTTGTTCAATAAGCGCCAAAGTGGTTCCTACCGGAGCGTCGGTCTTGCCTTCCCCTACGGCCATTTCTGCCGTACCGCCTAGACGAGCGCCAGTATCCGCCATGCTAGCAATGAGATTCATCATTGCCGGACCCGGCTCCTTGTACGGAAGCGGCATAATGGCTTCACGCAAAGACATACCACCAGTCTTGACCAACTGACCGCCGCCCGGAGGAATTCGGAAAATGTTGGTGTTTTGGCGAGCACCAGTATCCGCCATCAGGAAGCCGGGGAAATTGGCGAACATGCCAGCGTCGAGCATTTCGCGCCAACCAGCCGTGACGGCGTTCGTCGTGTTACCAAGGATGTGCAGAAGGCCAATGTCGTAGAAGCCCAGACCCGGCACGAACGTATACTTGACGAAATTCACCCGCGCTTCCGGAAGGTTATCATCCTTGTCGTAGTTTCGAACAATGGACAAGATCGTCTTCGACGAAACGTCGATGGTGACTCGATAAGGAATCGCCAGACCCGTCTCTTTACCCTTGTATTTATGCTCGAAACCACGAATGTTTAATTCGCAGTAACACTCATAGACTTCGTGGTCCCGATCATCTGGATTAGTGACGTTAAGCGAAACGCCTTGCTGCGAAGCTTCCTCCAATTGAAGAGCATCATAATTATTAAACGCCGGGGTACTAAGATCAACGTCCCGATAAACACCAAGGATTTGAAGGCGCTTAATGGTCGATGGCGTCATATAGGTTCGGTGGGTGATGCGCTTGGCGTTGCTAAGGTCCGTGGCGGAATTGTTGACGATAAGGTCATCCGCGTCCACCGATTCGCTTACCGGGCGATTGCGCAGTGGGCAATAATATACCTTCTTGAAAGCGCTGCCACCAAACCCTAGCATCAGCAACATTCGATCGGTGTCGGGGTAATACTCAGTCGCCGTCGCGGTGAGATAATGATTCAAATCTTTCTCAAGCGCGTTGGCCAACTGGTCCAATTCGAGCGTCGAACCGTTGCTGTCATTCCGGATTTTCACCGGGCCGTCTGTCGGCAATAATTCGGAACGCGCGTTGGCCTGAAAACGAAGCACCGCTTCCAACAGCAACGGATGGCGAACTTTCGACATTCCTTCAACCGGTGCGCCTTCACCGGCCCCGACTGCGCCCGGAACTTCGAGCTTAAGCCCAAGAAGCTTGATGCCAGCCGCCCGGTCTTCAATCCAATCCCTTCTTGACGAGATATCGTCCGAAACCCCGCGAAGAAGTTCTTCCGAAATTCGGCCAAGCTCCATATCATCGATATGATCGACCAAATTGTCGAACCAATTCAACTCGTCGCGAGACGCGCGGCTGATAGGTCCACCATCCAAGGTGATGGAAATAGAACCATCATCATGAACGATGTTGATCACATCACCGTCTTCATTGGTGTTTTCGACGTCTCCGCCTTCTTCGGCGTTTTCAACCGAAACGTCGCCATCATCGAATTCCTCTTCGGGCGACTGATCATCTAGGCGAATGTTCGGAACCAATCCGGAGGTCATCGGCATCATGCTACTCCTTGGGCGGGCGTCGATGCCGCTTCATATTCCATGCAGAAACGACGAATGCCTTGGCTAGCAGCATCATTGTCGTTCTTGGCGTGAATAATATACGTCTTGGTGTAAATGTCCGCACTGTCCGCTGCCCACACCCTTACCTGAAACTGACCCATAGCGTTGGGTGTCGAAGGTAATATAACATCAACGGTGGCGTTGGCTGGAATCATAGCAACACGACTTTCTTGTTGCAGAATAGACCGTAATTTTACAGCAACGCCTTACTGTGGTCAATCAAACTGGATAAAGCGATGGTGGCGGAAGACCACGATGGTGCATTTCCTGCTCGATGCCGCTTCTGACTTCGTCGTATCGCCTAAGCATTCCGGTGCTGCGGAGGAATTTAATAGCCTGAGATGTCGTGTCCACCAAGTCGTCATGGGCAGCTTTCGGAAAAGATGAACACTGGTTAATAACGATTTCTGACCACGATTTGTCTGGCGAATAAATCAGACCTTCCGCGAACAAGTGCTGAACTGAATAAAGGCGAGCGATTTTGTCATTGGCCCCAGTATCCACCAGCTGGACCGAAAATTCGGCGTCGCTATAAAGGCGTCGGATTTCCTGAGCCACCGAAATTCCAGCAGCCTTGTTTTCAATAATCAGCTTGTCCACCCGCATGTCGCGGCAAGTTTGTTCGACCTTCTGCACCAAGTCATGTAATTCAAGACGTTCGGACCAGCCAAACATCAACATGACTTTCGGGTGCTGCTCATCCGCGAAACGACGCGTTTCACGTGAAACACCCATGTCTTCGATGCTTCCATCCCGAAGAATTTGCTTGGTTGGGGTGGCGATGGTGTTCCCCGAAAACACTCCCCAGACGGTCAACGCTGATGGATCGTTGCTGGTCTTGGTGGTATAAGCCGTGTCCAAGCTAGCGATTACGTAGTCCATAGGTGGATAGGACGGATGATCCCAGAGTTGCCACCACTCGCGCTTGATGATGCCACCACCCCTAGGTTCAGGTGACTGCTGATGTTGGGACGCCGTGGCGTACGGACCCATTGTGTTTTCGTCGCGGTCCACGACGCTTTCGGGGAAACGCTGGGGAAACAGAAGTTCGCCTTCGTCTTCACGCGGATCATTCCACCCAAGCTTCGTTGGATAAGCTCGTCCCGGATCAAAACGCATTGGAAGCATTAAATGATCGTAACCCAACTTCTTATCGATAATGACGCCAGAAATGTCCTTTTCGTGCAACCGCTGCATAATTACGACGATAGCCGATTCTTCCGGGCTATTCAGACGGGTTGGAATAGCTTCAAGGAAAGTCTCGACTTCGGCAGCGCGCTTGGCGTCGGACCCAGCACTATCCACTGAATGCGGATCGTCGATGATGACCCTATCACCACGAATGCCGGTTAGTGAAGTGATGGCGGTAGCGATTCGAAACCCAGTGGCTGAATTGACGAAATTCAGCTTCTCGTTCTGGTCCTTGGCAAGGGAAACGCGATCACCCCACCGTTTCTGATACCATTCCGAAGTGATGATTTGCCGCATACGGCGCGAATCTCTAGCCGAAAGATTTTCGACTTTATGGGCAGCGCAAACATACCGAAGATGTGGCATGTTTCGCGGTCCCCACTCCCAAGCGGGCCAAAAAACGTTGACCAGAAGCGACTTCATCATGCCCGGTGGAACGTTGATCAGCAACCGATTATACGGGCTTCCGTCGATCGTTTCCTTGAAAGTGATCGCTTCCAAGTGTTCGCAAATCATGTCGATGTGCCAACCGTGAACATAAGGTTGTCCCGGCTCGATGACGTGCCAAGCTTGGCTAACAAATTCAGCTAAACTGTCTTCCGCATTAATTTTGTCGATTTCATATAGGGCGGCGTCAATGTCCATCCCTTCAATTATCGACGGATCGAAATGAATGTTCATTCCTGATGCTCAATCATGGGAGTTTCGGACTCGCGTTCAGCTTTCCGTTGGGCAGCAATCAACAGAAGCTGTTTAAGCATTTCGCGCTCGTCCTTAGCCAGAAGAGACACTTCGAAGGAATTTTGCGTCTTGATCGGACCGCCGTCTGGACCCGAAACTTCGAGCTTGTCCTTGAACAGACCGAAATGCTTCCCAAGGTCCGAAAGAGCAGCGCGCTTGTCATGAAGCTTAAATCGGACTTTCGGCTCGCCATTTTTCTCTTCAATTGTGATTTCGGAGACGATCGCCATTTGGTCTTTCGTCACCTTCGCCATATTGATGCGCGGAACCCCGTTTTCATCAAGATCGAAGAAGTCACCAATGTTCGAAAATGCGATTTTCGCCATTTCTTCAAGGACGCGCTGCGCAGTGATAGGCGTCTTGACGGCAAGCTGAGCCTTGATTTCGGCAATGCGTTGCTTAATGGCCGGTTTCGCGTGAAGTCTGGCAGCCTTTTCGCCACAAGTCTTGGCGTTGCGTTCGCCGGGATAAATCGCCGCAAAAGTCTTGGCGATTGGAGCGCCACGAGCAAGGGCTAAAGCAAAAGCTTCGTATCGAGCGTCTTTCAGTGCAGGCATGTTGTTTCTCCCTTGTCAATTTTATCACAAAGACCTGTCTGAACGCCAGATAATGGTAACGAAGCACCACAAAAACGAGATAAAACGTCATATATTGACGCCAATTCGAAGATGTGGTAAATTTCATCTACGGTCGATTTTGACCCGCACTTGAACCGGAGAACACCAATGACCACCAAGCTCACCGACACCCAGAACGTCATCATTTCCAAGGCCATCGCTCGCAAGAACATCGTTCCTTCGTTCGAACTGGCCAACGTTTCTTGTGACCTCAAGGCGTACAAGGCAGCCGTGAACGGCCTGATCCGTCGCGGCATCCTCGAAGTTACCGGCGGTTTCGTCCAGACGGGAGACTTCGATAAGGACGGCGTTCGTTACGTCGTTTCAGCTTCCTTCCTGAACGAAGAAGTCCCCCCCGCGAAGACTTTTAAGGTCGCGAAGACCACCGGAAAGAAGGCTTCCACCGCCATCGTTGATGAAGTTGAAGGCGACATCGAAGAGATGGAAGAGGACCTCTCGGACGTCGCGGAAGACGATTCGGTCGAAGATACCACCGACGAAGAAGAAGGTGCTGACGACCAAGGTTCCATCGTCAAGGAAGCTTATCGCCGTAAGTATCAGGAACTCAAGAACACCGGTGGCACGGGGCAAGATTGCAACGATATCATCGCCAAGTTTCTCAATAAGTTTTTCACTTCATCCGACGCCAAGGGACGCCCGGTCCTGAAACTCACCGAATTGCTGCACTTTGCCGACATGAACAACATCGATATGTCGCGGGTGATGCACCTAAACAATGGCCAGAAGCGCATGCGTGTTGGCAATGGCATCCGCGCCATGATTCGAATGGGCGAAGACGTCATCTACAACGGCGCGGTGGTCTTCGAAGGCGCGAAGGTCGAAAAGAAGACCAAAAAAGCCAAGTGACTTTACCGCAACGCCAAAGACCCCGCTGGAACCAACTGGCGGGGTCTCTTTTTATCCGGGTTTATATAGTCTGGTTATAAACTATGGTTTTAACATGCCATCTCGCTTCTCCCCTTTTTCTTCCCCCTACTGTTGTCGTCACCCCAACGACAACCCTTTTTCTCTTTTTTAAAAAAAAAAAAAAAAAAAAAAAAAAAAAAAACAAACCGGAACAAAAAGCCCTTCTTTGCGGGACCCTTGCCGGTTATTCCTGTTGGTTATTGCCTGTTTTAGGAGTACATTAAACGCCATAGGTTCTAACCAGCGGAACTAATGACAACAATATGATAATGTCATATTGACGGGCTGTTGTCATTAGTGTTTATATGACGACAATACATGCACACCTACTTTTAGTATATACCCGTTCTAATGTATTATGAAACGCTTCGAACGCCCAAAGGAGACGCGCCGTGACCACAGTTGACACAATTTCAACTTTCAACCCCGATGAATACTACAACGTAAACTTGTCCGTATTCCCAATTCACATGACTGGTTCCCAGCCCACTCCCCCAAAGGGATGGACGGCATTTTACGCTAACCTTCCATCAGAGTCCCAGCGCACTCAATGGCGCGACTACCAATGGTCGGACCCCAACCATGTTGCAGGTTTGGCTTGCGGCAAGGTGTACGATGGTGAAAACCGCATCGTATGTCTAGACGTCGATGACGACCGTCTTGTCCGTTGCCTTTCATACCTTTTCCCGTCTCCCTGCGAGCGTTTTGGCTCCAAGGGCATGGCGCTGTTCTACCGGGTGAACAGAAAGACCAAATCCCTGTCCGAGTCGACTTCTTTTTACGCGGCGGGTGGTAGCAAGGCTCCACTCGTGGAGTATATGAGCGTCGGCAAATTGCTCTTTATACCGCCGTTTAAGCACCGAAAGACCGGGAAGCCGTATAAGTGGGTGAATGGCATTTCCCTTCCCACCGTGGTCAGCCAGCTTCCGGAACTCACCGCTAAAGACCTTCGCATCATCAAGGCGATTGTTGAACTGGACGTTGAAGGGGGAAACATTACCAACATCTTGGAAGGGGAAGGGACGCATAACCCAACCGTTTCCTTGACTGCGGCGTTGGTGGCTCTGGGGTTGGAGCCGGAAAGGGTTGAAAAAGCGGTGGGGCTTCTTTTTCCAAGTGGTTACGCCGGGAACACCATCGACCAAATCCACAGCATGGTCGAAAGCGCCATGCGAAAGGGTTTCGACAAAAAGTCTGGGCCGTCCACTGATCCCGAGGATTCCGATCTCCCGGATTTGTTCACCGATTGGTATTATGTGGAATCAATCAACCGGATGGTGAATGGCGTCACCAAGGACGTGCTCGACCAAGAGCGATTCAATTTCCGTTTTGGCAAGGAATTGAAGCGCGCATATAGCGTCTACGCCCAATGGTCCGGCAATTCTATTAAAAACCGCCTTACTTATCTTCCCGGCAAACCTCCCATCATGTTGGATTCCGTCAACATGTGGCGACCGACCACCATTGGTCCGAAACAAGGCGACGTTTCCGTCTGGCTCGACCATATCAAAAATTTTTATTCAGTAGAAGCTGCCGACCATCTTCTCAACTGGTTGGCGTACACCCTGCAGCACCAGTCAACAAAGCCGGGTCATGCCGTGCTGATGGGGTCTAAATACGAAGGCATTGGCAAGGACTTGTGGCTCATCCCTGTGCGGGAAGCCTTTGGCAAACACAACGTATCGGAAATTGGCGCGGATGCTCTTTCGAGCCAATTCAACGAATGGTTGGCCCATAAGCATCTAATCATCGTGCAGGAAATTTGGACGGGTGCCAGACGCGAACTTTCCAACCAGTTGAAGCCGCTATTGTCTTCCCCGCCCGACGAAATCATGGTGAACGAGAAGGGGATTGCCCGGTATCCGGTCCCCAACGTCTGCGCCACCATTATGTTGACCAACCATAAAGACGCAGTGTCGATGGCGGCGGAAGATCGTCGATACTTCGTCATGTGGTCCGAAGCCGCCCCGCAGTCCCCCGAGTATTACCAGCACTTTGCCGACTGGGTAAGTGACGAGGAAAATCACGCAAGGGTATACGACTACCTTCTTCGCCGCGACGTATCCAAATTCAACATCAAGGCACCGCCGCCCAAGACGGACGCCAAGGCGGAAATGGTTGATGCCACCATGACCCGCAGCGAAAATCTGGTAGTGGTCATCCGCGACATTTTTCAAGAGATTGGGCTGAAAGACGTAGTGGCCGAAGCCCCACTATATGAACAGTTGAAGAACATTTCGCCGGACATCGCGCGCGACGTCATCAAGGTCCCGAGATCATCTCCCCGCTACCCTATTCGGCTAGCGCTGAAAATGCTTGGATACGAAGCGATGAAGGAAAAAGCTTTCAAGAAGGTCGCGGGTAAAGTGCATTTCGTCAACGTATATTGCCAGACGGCCAAGATGGAAGAATATGAGTCCAAGCGCCCGGTGGACCTTTACGATCTGGTTCAGCACCCAACGGAGTATTGACATGGCCCATGCTTTGTTTTGGTTCGCCGTAATTTTTTGGACATTAACGGTATTGAAAGCCGTCTTCGAAGGAAAGGACTGAACATGAGATTTTGGAAAAAACTGTTCCGAAAAAATTCGTTGTGCGGTCCCGTTTATGTTGGTCCGATCGACTTCGCCGCCATTAGCAAACACAACGATGAAGTCGCGGAAACCATCTTGAAGGGGTGCACCAGTCGCGAGGAAGTTTGTTTTCGGGCGGCGTGCACCGGGCTTTCAGTAGAGGCGACATCCCGATGGATCAAACACAATTTGGAAAAATAATGTTATCGGACGATTCGGTAAGGACTACTGAGCCGATACGTTTCAAATGTGACGAATGTGGAGAAGTCTCTAACGGAAAATTAGACTTCGAATACTGGGACACGATCAAATGGGTGAAAGGATGGATGATCATCGAGCACCACGAAGGTAGTTCCGCCTTCGCTAACTGCGAAAAATGTAATGCCAACGTTTATGTATGGCCCGAACACAATGTTGAACTCGAATGGAAAAGGAGATAGACATGAAAATTAGAGTTGGGGACATGATCGTCCTGAAACCGCTCAAAGTTCAGCACCTCAACAAGGACGGCGATCTTGTTGTGCGAATGAATGGGTGCGATATATGGATCAGCCCTTACCTGATTGAGCGAATCGAACCCAAGCCACTCAAACCCGGCGACGATGTTCTGTGGCCTCCGAAGGGAAACAAGAAGCTCAGAATCATTTTTATCGAAGGATATGACGCATGGCTTGCTGATGGCGAGGACCGCTTCACCGCGCGCCTTTCGATGCTGACGAGGGTATGATCATGAAAAAGCTCAACGAAAAGGCGCTAAAGAACTTGCGCGACATGGCTGAAACCATGCACTGTATGGGTAGTAAACAGGACCGCATCGACGCCGCAGCGCTGACCATGCTGCTCGATTGGCACGACAGCGAGACGCGCGCCCCTGCGAGCGACGGAGAGACCCGCATCGTTGATGCCATACGGGAGCGCAGATCATGACCGACGAAGAAATCACCCGCCTCCGCACCCTGTGCGACGCCGCAACGCCGGGGCCGTGGATGAGAGTCGGTCTTTTCGTCCTTGATGACCAATGCTGGTGGCTGGACACAAGGGGCGACAACACCGCCTTCATCACCGCCGCCCGCGAGGCTGTGCCGGCGCTGCTGGATGAGGTGGAGAAGCTGCGCGCGGCGCTCAAGCCGTTCGCTGAGCGTGCCGCACTCTATGAAGGCTCCGAAGTAGCTGATGAGGTGGATTGGTTCGTCCATCGGCCGATCATCACCGTCGCTGACCTCCGCCGCGCCCGTGAAGCACTGGGAGAGAGCAAATGATCACGACCACACTTAACCGCATCCGCGCGCATCACCCCTGCGAAGAGGGCTGGACCAAGCTGCTCAAACACCTCGGCAAAACCAAGGCCGATGACGAGCCGCTACCGTTTTCCGTAATCGTCGAAAGCAACGGCCTTGAAGACGCTCTCTGGTGCTGCCGAGCCGAGCCGGAGCGCGCGCGCGAATGGCGTCTCTATGCCGTCTGGTGCGCGCGGCAGGTGCAGCATTTGATGACCGACCAGCGGTCAATTGATGCGATGGTCGTCGCCGAACGTCACGCAAACGGCGATGCGACTGACGCTGAATTGCGGGCTGCGTGGGATGCTGCGTGGGATGCTGCGTGGGATGCTGCGGTGGATGCTTCGCGGGATGCTACGCGGGGTGCGGCGTGGGCTGCTGCGTGGGCTGCTGCGCGGGATGCTGCGGTGGATGCTGCGGTGGATGCTGCGTGGGATGCTGCGTGGGATGCTGCGCGGGCTGCTACGCGGGCTGCTACGCGGGGTGCTGCGTGGGATGCTGCGGG